GCTGAATCCGTAAGAGTGGTAAACGCAGCGATTCCGACACCGATTATAATGTCGTCTAAGAACCCTTTCATGGACTCCAAACCGCCGCTAATCTTATCCAGATTTCCGGGTAGTTCTTTGGTCTCGTTGGTTAAATCCTGTAAGCTATCAGCTGCTTTATCTTGGGCGCTACTTGCAGATTTGAGTTCACTAGAGTAGCGCTCTATCTCCCGCTGTAAGTCCTTGTACTCATCCGATGCCCGGTCCAAATTATCCGCAGTATTTTGGAGTTCCTTAATGTGCGCTTGTATGGCTTTATTGGTGTTAACCACCTCTTTGCCCAAAAGTTGCTGGGCTTTTGAGGTGGCTACTGCCATGTCTGCTGCATTCTGAAGTTCTTGTGCCGCTTCGCGAATCGCGTCCAACTTGGCTTCAGATTCTACCCGGATTGTTGTTTTTAGATCCACTTTTGTTTTTCTCCTGCCAGATTAGCAATAATTCAACTTCACAGACTTGAATGCCCTCAAACACCTCAACCCGGTCTTCCACGCCGTACAGGTCAAACAGAACCGGGATAGCTGAGTAATCTAATCCAGTTGCCCCGCCCATACCAACTCGCCACTGGGTTTGAAGCTGAAAAAACAAGTTTAAGGTCAACCAATTTTCTTCCCAAACTTCAAAGTCTGCTTCTGGCTCAGGTTCTGGCAGTTTTAGAGTGGGTGCTAAAACCGCCATATCGTCCACTGCTGCGGTGTCATCAACTCGGTTTTTAGCCCAGTAGCGCACCGCCTCGATTAGTTTTTTCTCTTATTCTGCCCGCCGGTGTAACTGTCCAAAAATGCGGTAAGAACCGCGTTAGCCACCAACGGAATAGCCAGCAGCTGGTCGAGCGCATATTGGCTAAACTCCACTTCGTTCTCGCCGTCTGTAATCCCAGTCCAGTTGGTTAGCAGTTCCCGAACTAGCTCGTCCGCAGTGGTCTCACCAGATTCCACCCGTTGGGCTAAAGCCTGTACCTCGGGTTGAGAGAGCCGCTTAAATTCGCCATCAAAAGTCTCGGTTTTATACTTCCCGTGGTCGGTTGGGTAAGTCACCCGAACCGGCCACCAAAAACTTGCAGATTGTTTAATCGTGAATGGCATAAATACCTATTGAAATATCAACTTGAGTTCATCGTTGCCAGCCACACTGGGGATAAAACTCAATGGCAAGTTTAACATAGTTACGCCACCATCGTCAGAGTAAGTTGGTCCAGCAGTTAAATCCACGCGATCGCTCCGTAGTATAACCGTGTTTCCAGCTGTGTTACCGTGAGTTAGAACCAAGTTGCCGTAGCTGTTAGCCAACGTTGCGGCAAAGAAGTCTTTGGTGTTTAAGCGCTCAGCTTCAATTACCGCAGAAGCGGATGAGTTTCGGTTGACCAACATGGTGTATGCCTCGCCGATTAATTCCCGCCAAACTGCTTCAGAACCGAGATTGAATGTGAAACTACGCAACTTAGCACCAAAGCTGTACAGCGAGAATGCTGAGCTAACCGAGTTAGCTGGGAATGGCGTTGGCTGATAGTAGACCGGTTCTTGTAAAGCTGAGTCTTGTGGCGCTTGGTAGCTGCCGATTAGCTGAAAACTTAATGTGGGAATAGCCCCAGACTCAAAGTTTAAGTCAACAGTGCCACGGCAACCAGTCACTTGGTGTCTGATGCCGTCAACGTTGATGTAAACCGTGGCAGATGAAAAGTTCTCGCTTCTGGGGGTGTACTCAAATCGCGCCGGGTAGTTTCCGGGATTGTATGGGACGTCCCATGTGTTGGTAATAGCGTCCACATCTGCCACGTCTGACAGTACAGCGCCACCCGCCGCGTAGTAGTCCTCAGAGAGTCCGCACGCTTTGAGCAGTGGTGCAAATGCTGGGGCTACTGCTGTATTGCCAGAGCCGGCTAACTCAACTTCCAAAGTCAACTCGACATTCTTAAGCGCTACCAAACTTTCGTAGTTACCCAAATATGGCTGTATATTTTCCCGTTGAACCATAGTCGCGTTTAGCGGGGTCACTTCAATGGACCGTACCAGTAACGCGTTAAGTTGTGGAATTGGGGTAGGGTCGGTGCCATAGACCGATTCCTCTTTGACTAAGACCAATCGCCGCCGGGTTAGAAGTGTCATGGTTACTCCAGTGTTGTTAAGCTAGTTCTATATCTAACTGCGTATAAGCAAGATACTATACCAGTGGGCTGATCTGATTCCACAATTTGGAAAGTTTGCGACACCGGCAGAATATCAAACGCCAAATTGTTGAGGGTGATATCTGCCATCAACTTGGCGTGCAGACTTTTGACTGTGGGGTCTGCCAATTGGTCTGGGACTAAGCCACGGGCAATAACCATAATTTGAACGGTTAACCGCCAGTTGAGATAGGGTAGTGACCCTGACATTTCAGCTGTGTCATCCACAAATTCCACCACAATGGCTGGTGTCTCAGATCTAGCTAGTGGCTCAATACGGCTGCGGTAAATTCTGTTTCCAACCCCAACCGTGTTGGCTAGATTGCTAACGATACGGGCTAAAATTTGTTCTCGCTTTGTCATGTTTTTGACAGAATTACCATAGATAGCTGCCCATCATCTATGCGTAGTGTTTCTCTAACCGTATAAGTGCTACCATCAACCGTTAAAATATCCCCGTATTTGGTGTTTCCAAACAAACTGGTTTTAACGGTTAGAGCAAACTCCACACTTAGAGACCTATCGCCTGCCACTAGTTCGGTTGGGGAGTCAAGAATGCCACTGCCGGTAACTTGACCCCAAACCACTGGCACCCCAAAGTCTTCCAAAAAAGTGTCCAGCGTCTCTGGAATCATGCCACGATATCCTTGATGACTGCGAAACTGACAGCGTGTCTTAGCGCAATGTCTATTGTCTGCATAGCACGTATATCGACTGCCCCAGAGTTATAGCCTGAACCGTATGGATTGGGAACGATTTCCAGTGCGCCCCACATACCAATTATCAAGTCGGCAAAATTACCAAAGATAAGTGCGCTGTGGATTGCAGCAGAAGTGCCTTTGACTAAATTGGATGGTACTTGGTTGCTTCGGGCTACTGGATAACCGTTAGCTAGTATTGGAGTACCCGCTAAAGTGCTATCTTTGTCCCCGGTCCACAAGTACTCGAAACTAGCACTAGATTTGAGTTTTTTAAGTGCCAGGATAACTTTTGAGTTGGTTAAGTAGTACAAACTTCCGTTTAAGGCGTTTGCTACATTTACCAATGATTCAATTTCAATTAGTGGATCCAATCCGCTTTTTGCGGTTGCACTTGAGTTAGCTAACGCAGCTCCGGTGTTTGCGTTTGCGCCAAGTTCAAAGTTACCAACTCCGGCAGCGTTTAGAATCCCGGTTGGTTGCCCAGAGAGTCCAGTGCCGCTAATAGCAGCCAAGTCAATTCCCAGAGCTAATTGTTGAATTAAATCGTTACGTACTACCGACTCGATATCGGGAGTAGCTTGTTGAAGCATAAGTCTACTGTATTGAGACCGAGTACCGATTTGTTTTGGTGACAACGTCACGTTATCAAAAGTAGCTTCAGCTTGGGTCAATGCTGTGTTCTCAGTAACCCAGTAAGTCGCTGTAGCGGTGGCTTGGCGAGGGATTGACACATTGCCAACCAGTCCAGCTATCATAGTGGGACCCAACGACATAACCACAGCAGCGTTGCGCAAAACATCAATAAAACTGCTGGCTAGCAAGTCGGTAGCTACCAACCGCCCACCGGTGTCGTTAGCACCCACTGCGTAAGTGGCACGTGTTTGCAGATTACCCGGAATAAAGAACCCTTGGGTCTGCCGCCCGGCTTGACGAGACAGTTCCAAATTGACTTCTCTCTCTAATCCAGCTTCTGACCAGTCGTTCTTAAGAACCGCGTTGATAGCCCGAACCACAGAGTAACTACGTTGCTCTTTTGGGGACAAATCCACGTTGCCAACGGGTGCCGGTTGATTGGCTTGAATCGCTTTCAAAAATTGGGTTTTAGCATCTTCAAGTGAGCAACCAGATTCCTCTAACTTGACGGCTAACTCGGGTTGGTTAGTAGTTCTACCTATTTCTCGAATCGCTTTAACGCGGTCCCGTTCCTCGTTGCGGGCTTGCTCTCTTAGAGAGTCTAAATCAATATTAGATTCAGGCATATTTTCTACAATCTCCAAAGTACGTTGTACGCCGACGGTTGGGTCGGCTGGAATAGCCACAAAACTTACCTCAAACGGTTCCCAGTCAGTGACGAGATAACTCCCGTCCCGCTGGTCTACCTGATTATACACTTTAT